CAACCACGATTGCGTACTCGTTAGATGTTTCGTTCTTCTTGTCACGAACAACCAATTTGATAACACCTGCTTCACCAATAGCAGAGAAGTCAGGAAGTTGATACACTGCTGCTGCCTTCAGGAGTTTCTCCAGGGAGGTGGTGTCCAGTTGGAAGGTAACATCCTCAGAGGGAAGAGTAATCTCTTTCTCAGGGGGAGAGATAATGACGTTGGGGTCAGCATAGAAATACTTGACGCGACGCTTACCTTCACGGATGCTGAGATAAGAAGTCTCAGTGAAGTCCAGGTCAGGGTCCTGGTGCAAACTCAGACCGTTCAGAAACTGGTTCAGGTCATAGACAGCAAAGTCCCGTGGGAAGTCTTCCTTGATTTCTGCCTCAGCAAGAATGTTCTTGGCGACAGAAATAGTGCGGAGCTTAGTGCCTTGCTTCACCAAGATAGAATTGTTGATACCAGCAAAGTTCTTGAGGATGGTGAGAGTGTTATCAGACAGTTTCATTTTTTGTTCTTTGAGTTTCATAATCATTGAGGGTAAGTTTCACGCTTTGCATTCTTGTCGTTGAAGTGCAGAAGGAGAACTGCATAGTGCAGGATCTTGATAATATCCCTACGAGCAGTGCCTTTCTTATCATAGCGAGAGGCATACTTAAGGATGTTGCTGCGGCAGAATGCCTCACCATCACCACATGCTTCAATCAAGTCAAGTGTTTGAATTTTATCATCACCAGCAGAATAGTGCTGACGATATGTACCAGAAATATAATCGGCTAATTCTTTGAGAATTTGTTCCTCGTTGTATTTGTATCGATTGGGGTCGTTGTTCATACTTTGGATGGGCAAGGGCAATTCAAAGTCATCATAATTTTCATGTTTCATGTTCAGTTCGTCAAAAACAAGTGACCAAGAGTTAATAGTCATATTATATCAATTATCCCCCTTTTCGTCAACGGGCATCTCAAAATCAACATCAACTTTATCATACAGTTCAAGGAATGCCTGCTTTGTTTCATCATCAAAACGATTGATGCAGACTTGGATTGCTTTTGCTTTGTCTCCAAAGATTTTGAAAGCACGGACAATGTGAACCAGACGGCGAGTGCTGATGATTTCTTCAATACCACCATCATAGAAGGTCTTACGGATGATGTCTGCCCAGTCTACGAGGCGACCACAGAAGTCCTTGTCGTAGCACAGTTTGGTCAGGATAGACTTCTCTTGTGCGGGAGTGGGATACTCTTGCTCAAGGGTGATAGGGAACCTTTCCAGGAAGGCTTCGTTGAGCACATTAGTACCAATGAATCGTCCATCGTCGGAACCTTTACCCTTGGTATTTGCTGTTGCGAAGATCTGGAAACCATCCTTGGGTGCAACATACTTGCCAATTTTCTTGAGGAAAACCCCTTTGCCTTCGAGGATGGACTGAAGACATAGGATCTTGTTGGAGGCAAGGTCGATTTCGTCAAGAAGCAGAACTGCTCCCCGCTGGAGGGCTTCAATAACGGGTCCATTGTGCCAGACGGTTTCTCCATTAACAAGACGGAAACCGCCAATAAGATCGTCTTCATCAGTCTCGATTGTAATGTTTACGCGAATCAGTTCTCGCTTCGTTTGAGCACACGCTTGCTCCACTGAGAAAGTCTTACCATTGCCGGAGAGTCCCGTAATGAAGACAGGGTAGAATAAACCGGATTCAATAACTTTTTTAATATCACCGAAGTTACCAAACTTGACGAAGTTATCATCTTTTGCGGGAATAAGGTTTTGTGCGATTGCTGGTACGGCAGCAGGTGCATTGTAAGTCTCTTCGAGTTCTTCTACTGTCTCAGTAGATACTTCAAAGTTCCACTTACCACGTCCAGTCTTGTATTGTTCAATCTTCTTGGTGACGGTCTGATAGTTAGAACCGTTCATAGCGCACCACCCCTTGATCTCAGCACTGGTGACTGCTTCACCGTAGAGTGCTTGGAGAGAGGTGATGATGTAATCGGGGGACAGAGACATTTGTTTGTCTTAACTGAACATATTATATAACAGAAAAGGCACCCGTAGGTGCCTTGTGGACGGTTATTCAGTTGTCACACTACCAGGTCCATGAACTCATTGAGAATCTTTTTGTTCATCTTCTTGGACTTCAGACTGTTGACGAAAGCACGTTTGATTTGAGACTTGGTAGCAGATTCCTCAACATCAAAATCAGAATCACTGGACATGGCAGTAGAGGAGATACCAAAGTAACGATGATACGGACTAGTCTTGATTGCAAAAGCACGCTCTTTCTTCCAGACTTTCTGAATCTTGATAAAGTCATCAACACCAGAATAACGACGGATGAATGAGTTAGCATCGCGAGGAGCAAGAACACGGATACCGATGAAGTTTACATCAGTAAACTTGTCACGCAAATCCCTCAGAAGAACATCAGTGATATTCAACCAGTGACCAGTGAAGCGATAGGTCATACCAGTCTGACGGTCGCGCAGATAGCACCAGTCACCAAGTTGTCCATAACCCAAATACGGTTCTACATTGGGTTGACGGCGAACTTCCTTGTGACGTTTTAGGGGATGTGCTTCACCATCAGTGAGAATGATGCACTGAACCTTCTGCAGTTTGTTCTGCTGTTTGAACTGAGGAATGATCTGATGCAGAGCCACCAGAGATTCATTCAGAGGTGTACCAGACAATCCCATGCCGACAGGAATCTGATAGGGAGCATAGAAACTACGGGAAAAATAATGCGCCATACGGAAGACACTACGCATCTGGAACTCAAGAGTCTTAGCGCTTGTCTTACTGGTAAACATATTCATCAGAGAGAACCACTCTGGAATAGCAATCAGACCATCTTTCTTTTCATAGGAATGTGGACGGAAGACACCATCTTGGAAGATAGGATAATCGTTAGTGAAGGCATAAACCTCAAAGGGAATGTTGACCTTCTTACAGAACCACAGCAGGTTGAACATCTGCTTACAAGTATCAATCAGAACGTCAGTCATAGAACCAGACCAGTCAAGGATAAACACCAATCCGTGATTCTTACCGTCAGGGATGATGGTGACTTTTTTGAACAGGTCTTCGTTGTACTTGTAGGTATGAAGTTTAGATGTGCTCAGAACACCCGTGCGAGCAGTAGAAGAACGTGAGTATGCATCAGCAGTCTTACGGCACTCAAACTCTTTCACAAGATAGTTGACTTCTTTCTGTGCTTGCTTTTTAAACTTTGTGAACTCAGCATCAACAGCTTCAAAGTAGTCTTGGTTCTGGTCACCCCAGACACGCTCATACTCCTGATTGATCCAATCGTTAGTGATAACGATATCTTTCAGATTGATCTTAGGCAGTTCAAGATAAGCATTCTCAGAACCAAAGTTTTGAACCAAGTCTTTCAGTGCTTCTTCCAGAGAGTCAGCAGTCTTGGTTTCTGGTTCATCAGAATCTACTTCAATCTCATCAGAGTCACCAGAGTTGTTCTTGATTTCTTGAGTGTTGTCTTCATCACTACCAGTATCACCACCAGCCTGTGGTGCATCACCATCAACGTTTGCTTCCTCTTCTTTCTCTTCTTTTTCTTCTTTCTTATCTTCCAGTGCTTGCTTACAATACTTGTAGAGTGCTTCTGCTGCTTCAAGAACTTCAGCAAAAGTATCGGCAGTATCAATCATACCAATGATTGTCTTCTCATCCTGAGAGAACTTAACAGGAAGGAAACTACCAACTTTGAAATATAGATTTGCGCGATCGGCAAGACTCATTTCATCAACATCTACATCCTTGATGTCGAAGAAATCATCTTCCATAAGTTCTTTATATCCAGTATAGAAAGTCTTGGAGATACCTGGATACCGACGCTTCATCATCTTCTCGATGCGAGCATCTTCTACAATGTTCACAAACTGAGGAGGAACCTTGACTTGCTTTGTCCAGTCCTCATCAGGAGTAAAAAGGGCATGACCAACTTCATGCCCTACAAGCATATCATAAACTTCGTTGCTTGCTTTCTCCCACCTAGGCAGGGTAAGGACCCTTGTGTGTACGTTAAAGCAGGCAGTCTCAACGTTTTTGCTCTCTACTACCAAGTCCTCTGTCGCAAGCAGTTTAGCAAGTGTCGATTTTATCTCGTGTGAAATCATCGAAGTTCGTTCGTATGGACTCATAATACGACGAAACCCGCCTTATAGACGGGTTCATGTGACGCTTTTTCAATTGGCGGAGTGCCTCTCTACGGGCTCTCATCGCCTGTGGTTTCAGGGTTCTTTTCTGTTCTTTCTTAGAGTGGTGTTGCCAGTTAGGGGTGTGCACGGAAAAACTCCTTAAGAGAAGATTGACAGTTTTTGGGTTCCTTTTCTTTGATACCCATAATGCGTTTGTAGTCTTGATGCATAGCACCTAATAGCCATGCTTGACTCAAACTATGTGGACCATTTTCTAAAAGGTCAAGTTGTTTCTTTGAAAGGCGACTGAGTTTCATTGCCTTGTATTCTTCTATCCAGGTCATAGCATACGTGAGAATCCTTTTACTTTATCAAACTTCAGGACACTTTCAAATTTGTCATGTAGTGAATCCTTGTGAGAGATAACAAAAATGTTTGCGTCCTTTACAACATAACGAATAATCTTCAGGAACTCTTCTGTACCAAAGCCGTCAAGAGAAGAATCAAAGACTTCATCCATAATCAACAAGTTTGTATTTACAGAGTTCTTAACCCTAGCGACTTCCCTCCATGTAAAAAGTAATGCTAGGTCGATTCTCATTTTCTCACCTTCACTGAACGAACTATATGAGAAATGTTCGTGGATTGGGGACTCTACAGTTTCGTTGAACTCTCCATCCAACTGAAAGTTAATGTAGAAGTCCATCAATTGAAGGTATCGATTGACTTGCTGATTTATGAACGGAAGATACTTCTTAATGATCTTCGTTTTTACTCCGTCGTCTTTAAGCAAGGAATAAGCGAAATCGTAATGAACGATTTCCTGTTTTCTATCTGAAAGGTCTTCAATTGTCCTTTGCAGACTTTCTCTAAACTCTTCTAACTTTTCATGTTCAGTATTTCTGTTTTGTAAGTTACTGGTAGTTGTTTGAATTTCATTTTCAAGATCTCGGATTTGTCTCTGGTTGAGATTGATTCGAGTATTGTTTTGAGAAATGTCATGCGTTAGTTTGGTGATCTCCTGAGAAAGGGCATTGAACTGACGCTCTCTTTCCTGTTCGAACTTAATTGTAGATTCAAGCTCTTCATAACCTTTCTTTAGTTCCTTTGCTTTATCTTGAGCGTCACTAATTCTATTTACACGAAAGTCTTCTTCAATGTCCTGTCCACAGGTTGGGCAAACCGTATTTTCAGAGAAAAACTTATGTTCTTTAGTAATTGTTCCTACTTTTTGAGACAGTTTGCCTCTGAGATTGTTTAGTTTTACTAACTTATCACCAGCGTCAGTCACAATTTGTTGTTCTTTCGTGAACTTGAAAACGTCTTCTTCCAAGGCAGAGTTCTCACGAAGAAACACCTCTGCTTCCTTCATCAAGTTATCAATCTTGATCTTATTCTCATCAATACTCTGCTTTCCTCGGTTCTCTAACTCATCAATGAAACTCTTCTGCATATCAATCTTTTCCTTGACGTTCTTCCTCTTAACATCAAGGGATTTGATTTGTTCTTTCTGTGTTCTGATCTTATCCTTGATGAGACCATTCATAGCAGAGAAGATACGAATGTCTAACAAATCTTCAATCACCTCACGACGGTTAGCAGTAGTCAACTGCATGAAGGGCACAAAGGTACTGCTACCCAAAATAACAATCTGAGTGAACGATTTATAATTTACCTTAAGAATATTCTCTTCTAAAATCTTTTGATTAGCACGGTCATCTGCTTCCTTGTGCAGAAGATTACCATTAAGTTCAATATCAAAGACATTGGGTTTGATACCACGACGAACAAGATAACTTCTGCTGTTCACTTCAAACTCAATCTCAACCAGACAGTCACGCTCATTGACTGTGTTGACTAGTTGTGGTTTATTGATCTTACGAAATGGTTTGTTGAACAGAACAAATGTAAGTGCATCCAGCATGGTGGACTTACCAGCACCGTTTGTCCCTACAACAAGATTAGTGTGATGTGCTTGAAAATCAATCTCTGTAAATACATTTCCAGTAGAAAGAAAGTTCTTATATCTAATCTTTTTGAAATTTATCATTATTAGGGGGAATCACAATGTCTTGGTTGGTTATCACAGTATATTTGTAATTATAGAGCTTACACGTCTTTATTGCAAGGTCCGAGTCAACTTCTACAACATCCATCTCATTATCTTCTTGCTCCTCTAACTGCATTGCGTATCTTTCGGCATCATCCTCTTCTTCAAACAGGAACAGAACTTTATCGCCTTTTGCATCCTGAACGGCATATGCTCCTTCAGTTTTTCTGTTCCTTAACGTTAGAAGATACATTTACTCTACTTCGCAAGCTTCCCTATACAGATCCTCAAATATTTTCTTGATTATAGACTTATCAAATTCAAACTCTGCTTCTTCAATATAACGATTGAGGATAGAGAGTGTGTTCTCTTCTTCATTGATTTCGAAGTCTTCACATTCTTGAATTGCAAAGTTTTCTACAACCTTTAAATCATGGATACCAGCAGAATAAAGTTTATCAATAAACTTTTCAAAATCTTTGGGACTTGACTTCTTACGGACAATAACCTTTACAATCTTGTTCTCATACTCCTTGGCATTAAAGAGTTTATGATTGGTATCCTCATAATAGATGTTATGAAATAATTTATAAGGATTGTTGACTGGGGTTAGTTCTAATGTCTCAGTATCAAAGATATGAAATCCTCTGGTGTCGTTAACATCAGTCCAGAACATTTCATATGGATTACCCAGATAGAAGATCTTACCGTTATCAGACCTAGTGTGATAGTGACCGGAGAAAACACGGTCAAACTTTTCAAGGATATCACAGTTCATACCCTCTTCCATCACGTATCCTCTGTGGACCCTGAAACCATTGATTTCAAGGTGACCCATAGCAACTTTGCAATCGGTCTTCTTGATAGTATTGATAGTATGCTCTTCATTTGCCGTGTTAATCCACGGAAGCATTAAGATCTTGCTGCCGCCGATTGTGACTTCAGTTGCCCTATCGTAAGTTTTAATATTTTTATATGTCTGCAGAAGGAGACCTGGAGAATTGATTTCATTAGTATTCTTATAGTAAGTATCGTGATTACCGACAGCGATATGCACTTCGTATTTTTTCAGTGGGTCGAAGACAACACGCTTTGCCCATTCAAGACTTTGGTAATCAATCGACTTGCGACTATCAAAAGCATCACCCATATGGATTACTGCTTCCACACCTTGCTCTTCTAGCGTCGGGAAGAAGACGTTCTTATAGAACAGTTCAAAGTAGTCATGGAGATACTTAGAACCCTTCCTGGCGCCATAGTGGGTGTCTGTGATAATAGCAACTTTCATCGATTACGATACTGGATGTTATCCTTCATGGTGTTGAGATCAGACCTGCTAGCAGAGAGAAGGTTATCGTCAGCCATCATAACCTCATCAAACCCTGTTCGCTCAATAATTTTATTTTTAATTTCTAATTGCTTCTTCTCCTTCTGAATCCTACGCAGAAATGCATAGTGAATAATCTGAGTAAAGTAAGCAAAAGGATTCTTTGACTTAGCAGGGTCAAAGTTGTGAATGTACTGTACACAGTTCTCGATACCATCCGAAATCATATCCTCACGGAACATGTAGTTTACAAAGTTCGGTTTATATGAGAGGTGTGTAGCAATCTTCAGAAAGCACTCTCCAAGATAGTTGGGGATTGGTGGTTTAGTTTCCCAACGCTTAGCCCTTTCTTCCTTAGGTTGCTCTGTGAGATCTTTATTGTAAAACTTTTTGTATGACGCTTCTACCTTAGTACGGTAAACAATCATTGCCTCAAGCAATTCTTTATTGTTTACGTAATGTTCTGATTTTTTCTTTGCCATGATGATTCATTGACCCACTGATTAGTTGTTTTTATTATAGCACACAGATAGGGGCTTGACAAGGTTCCAATATATGTGTACAATAACCTTTGTGGAGGTTCAAGGGTGATATCTAGCTTTCTTTAGTATCTTCTAGTTTATAAAGTTCCTCTAGAGCCACTCTTGCTTCTTCTACCGTTGATAAGTATCCCATCTTAGAAGATGGTTTAACAGAACCATCAAGTTCATCGGTAGAGGATTTGTAAGTATCGATAGAATCTTCATCATCTTCTTCTATCTCTTCCTTAATGTAGTCATTATATATTTGAATTAGTTTTTCGTCAGTAGTCTCACTCATAGTCATTACCTTATCAAGACGAATCATAAAGATATCATCATTAGATAAATCCATCCATGGTTTTACTTTGATGTGAGCACCTGAATAATTATGTACCAATCTAACAGTGATTGGATTTTGTAAGATAATCATAGGATCATCTTCATTCTCATCAACAGAGATTAGTGATAGAATCTCTTCACCTGATACAAGTTTTAAAATACAATAGAATTCTTCAGACATATTATTCTCTAATAGGTACGCTTACAATATCATAATTAAAGTTTTCTTCATTATAGATTTTTATTCTTTCTATGAGATGGTTAAGTGTATAATTTTTCCTGGATTTGTAGGATATGTCGTCAGCGATATCATATAGAGTTGCTTTTGTTTTTGAGTTTCCTTTTCTGAGTACTCTACCAATTGACTGAAGATTTCTAATCCTTGACTTTGATGGAGAAGCAAAAATAACATTGTGTAAGTTCTTAATGTTAATACCTGTGGAGAACGTTCCATAGGATGCAACGATTATTGCGTTGCTCTCTTGTTCGGTAATCTCACGAACCTTTTCTCTATCTTCAACTGCTACACCGCCATGAACAAAAAACACATGACGATTATCAATCTTACTTTTATTTATTAAATCGTACAGCGGCTCTCCATGTCCCTCAACACGACTAAACAATACCAGAGTATTACCTTTCAAGTCTAATGTTAGATTCTTGATAAAGTTGTTACGTTTCTGGTGATTGATGATATACTGTACTTCATCCTCAAATACCTCAAACTTATGTGATGGGTGCTTCAGTAGAAGTATCTTGATATCCAGTTTAGCCAGATGACCTTTCTTCATCAACTCATCAGTGTTAATGATTTTATATGATGGTCCAAACAATCCTTCAAGAACCCACTTGTGAGTCTGTGTCCCATCCAGTGTCCCAGTGAAACCAAAACGATACTTAGCATCACAAAGTTTAGACATTATAGATATTAATGACTTACTTTTGAACTGGTGTGCTTCATCTCCAACAACCACATTGAATCTTGCGAAGTATTTTCGGGGGAGTTTGTAGATGGACTGCCAGGTGGTAATGATTACCTGAGCATCAGTCTCTCTTTCTCGTCCTGCATAGATCTTGTGGCAATATGAACCAACATCCCAACCATAATCTTCAAAATCTTTATACATCTGCTCTACAAGGGAAGTCGTTGGAACGACTATCAGAGTATTTTGTCCTCGCTCAACGTAATATCTCACAACAGAATATATCATTAGAGACTTACCAGAAGCAGTTGGGGATATCAACAGTCTTCTATTATGTCTTAGAGCGTCGTAAACACCTTCTACTTGGTAATCGCGTGGGCGATGCTTACTAATAGCATTCATATAATCTTTGACGCCTTCCTTTGATATACCTTCATTGACTTCAAAGGGAGTACCGTAGAACTTATTATTTACGAACTCGTAAGTATAATCGTGGTCTTTGCAAAACTGAATAACCTTGTCTAACAACCCGACATAGATTTCACCTGTCTGGGTATTAAACAATCTTATCTTACCGTCCCAATACTTACTACGGTATTGCGGCATGAACTTAGCACCAGGTACTTCAAACGTAAACTGGTCTGCTAACTCATAGTAGACGTGGGGATCTGCCTTTACTTGTATATAAACTTCGTTTTTCTTTGATATTATCAAATGAGACATAATCCATAAGAATCACCTATGGATATTTATTGGGTCCCTGAGAACTGATATTCGCAGATCATCGCGAATAATCTTTGCTTTAGACCCATAAGATACTCTTGTTCTTCTGGTGGTCTTGCTGGTGAACCTGGCCAAGTCTCAACAGCGTAACAGACGTGAGAATAGAGAACTCTTATTTCATCTATTCCCATGAAGATCTGCATTAGAAAATCTTCTTCTCCGGTATATTCTTCGCCATCAAAATCATCATAAAAGGAATTTGAAGACATAAAAAGTCCGTGGTGATACCGTTTGACTATTATTTAGTTAAACCCTGATTGGAACTTGTTCCATTCAATAGCATTTTTTATCTGAAAAGTTCTGTTAGAAACGTTTCTAATTATTTCTTCTAAGAACTTCAACATAACATCATAATACTTTACCTTGAGGTCAATAGCATTGAGTTTCTCATCTGCTTCTATGTGCCTCTGTATAGCATCTTTCTCTCTTACCTTATATGGGAAGGGGTCTTCAACATAAACTTCTGCTGGTGCCTTTCCGGTATAATAGTTGTATCGTTCTAGTTTGATTTTGTTATATGAATCTTTTGCTTTCTCACGCAGCAAAGTAATCGTATTATAGAGTGTATAATACTTGCAGTGCAGTTGAGGGATTTTTAATGACTCATCATGTAGATTATCAGGGTCAATGACTGAATCTTTCAGCCACATCTCCTGAATTTTTTCAAGGTTCATAAGGGTGTTCTGAGATCAGTTCCTACAATATTATATACAGTATACTTGAAAGTTGCCTCTGCTGTAAAGTACTGAACATCAGGTTCAGTTGCGTCAAAGTCAAGTGAGGTAAGAGCTACTGGAAATAGATCTACAAATTTTACCGCAGCAACAGACCTAAAGTTGCTATTTAAAATATAAAGATTACCATCACTAAACTGTTCATCTAAATCTCTTTGACCGTCAGCATTAGTAGTTAAATCTTTAAAATCTTGTGCGGTTTCTGGAAAACCAAGACCAGTTAACCAGTTATGAACAGCCATATAGTTTTCCATGTTCTCATCAACAAGGAATCTAATGGTTAAATCACCATAGGTTAATTTCTCACCAGGAACATCAATATCTTTGAGATATGATGGTTGTACTGCTATTCCAAGATTAATCTCTGGAATCCTAGCAGAGTTACAAAAGAAATTTACTTTTGGAATCTTTGCAAGAGAGAATCTAAATCCAAGTGGAGACAGAAAGTTTCTATTCTGAATCTGATTAGCGAATGCGTTTGTCATTATCCTCCGTTGCCGCCTCCGTTGCCTCCATTACTGCCGCTACTCCCATTGCCATTACCACCATTACCATTAGACTTGGTATCGCTAGCTGCATCATCTCCGTTAGAATCTGAGTCATCGTTATCCTTGGCAAGGTATCCACCCCGACCTACGTGATAACCGCCGGGGATTGCTTTACATTTCTTGTCAGTATAGCAATAATATTTGCCTGGTGGGCATCTTTTTACTTTTGCTTCGTTGATGAATGATTCAAAGGATTTCATCATTCTTCCATAATGAGGTCAAACCACGATTCGCTCATTCCTTCGATAATTTTACTAGCATCTGATTCAGTCTCGGCATATCCTTCTTCGACCAAGTGAGCGACTACTCTCTCATAGTAGTTGTTAGCAGAGATAGTTTGCTTAGGTGATGGTTTCATTGTTATATCTCGTTTTAGTTATTTAGATAAAAAAAGGGGTGCCGTAGCACCCCCAGTAGAACCTTGTGATTCGATATCACATGAGGTTGTTAACACGTACGCGACGATAGTACTCGTTGGTGTTGGCAGCAACGACGCCGGGGGAAGCTTCAGAAGCACCACGGGCGAAGGGGTTAGCGACAACGCCGTAACGAGTCTTGAAGCCGATCTTGGGCTGGAAGGTGTTCTCTCCAACGGCGCGAACCATCTGGAGGGGAACATAAGGGCAATAGAACAGACCAGCGTCATAAGGTGAAGTACCCTTATAACCGGCAACGTAGTATTGACCAGCGGAAACGTTGGCAGAATAAGGATCGATATAGACCTTATACTTACCGGCGAGAGTACCAGCAAAGGTGTTGCCGGTGTCGTCAACGTTCAGGTTGGCGTTCAGAGCGGGGGTGTAGTCGAGTACACCAGCCATGGTCAGTGCGGAAGCAACGTCAGCAGAGCACAGGATGGTGTTGCCCTTTCCTCTACGAGTCTTTTGTGCGATAGCGTTAGCATCGCGCTCGATTTGGAAGATCAGACCTTTGAACTTCTCAACAGACCAGCGACCGTTGGCGTCGGTGTCGAGGTCAAAGCGACCAGCGTTAGCAACGTTGGTTTGAGCGCCAGCGACAGCAGACTTATAGATGGTTCTGATGATCTCACGGTTGATTTCAGCGAGGATTTCAGTTGACAGGATGTTAGCCAACTCAGCCTCAGCGTTGAGTCCGTGGATTGCTTTCAAGTCTTGAGCAAGCTCGAGTGAATACTCAGCTTTCAGAGCACGTGACTTAGCAGTAACGGTGACCTTTTCGATCGAGAACGCCATTTCAGCGAACTGACCGCCACCGTCGCCCAGATCTTCTGCCTGAGCGGTGGTCATACCGTCAGTCAGGGTGTAATCACCAGCGGGATCGTCGTTGAGGACGCCAGGATCGGAACCACTTTGATCGGTATTAGCAATACCAGACTTAGCCAGAGACTTCGCAGCGTTCTGTGCGGAGAAGTCGGTTTGTGCTTCGTCGAAGAGTGCCTCGTCGCCAGTCTGGGAAGCATAGCGGGAGCGCATTGCGAAGATCAGTCCAGTAGGACCGTTCATGGGTTGTACACCAGCGAGGTCATAAGCGACCAGGTTAGGCATAGCGCGTCTGATCAGGGAGATCAGAACGGGATCGAAGTTATCGATCGAAGCACCAGTTGCGTTGGTGGGGGCTTCAGACAGGAACTCACGCTCCTCCTTCAGCATTCTTTCTTGGTTTTCCAGCAGGACAGCGGTAACCATTTTACGGTGGTTATCCTTGATGTCGCCCATTCCTTC